TGGACGCGATGCCGACCGCGTACTTCGTGAACGGTGACCAGGGCCTCAAGCAGACCACCAGCATGGCATGGAAGAACGTCAGCCTGATCGCAGAAGAGATCGCCGCCATCGTGCCGATCCCTGACGCTTACTTGGCTGACACCGCGATCCCGCTGTGGGATGAGCTCAAGCCCCGGATGGTGGAGGCCATCGCTCGGAAGATCGACGGTGCCTGCCTGTTCGGTACCGACAAGCCGACCACCTGGTCGCCTGCGGTCATCCCGGCCGCCATCGCCGCCGGCAACACCGTCGTCGCGAACTCGCTTGACCTCCCGGCGTCGATCGCCAGCCTCGCTGAGCTCGTCTCCCTTGACGGGTTCGTCAACATCGACGGCTGGTTGATCCGGCCCGGGTTCAAGTGGCGCTTGCTGCGGGTCCGGTCTTCGGGCTCTGGTGAGCCGATCTACATGCCCGACCTGCAGCACGGTCGTGGCGGCACGCTGTACGGGTACCCGATGGACGAGGTCTCCAACGGAGCCTGGGACCCGACGGTCGCTGACCTCGTGCTTGGTGACTGGAACATGGCGATCGTCGGCACCCGGCAGGACATCAGCTTCAAGATGTTCGACCAGGGTGTGATCGTCGACGACACCGGCAAGGTCATCTGGTCCGCCATGCAGAACGACGGCCAGGCCATGCGAGTGGTCATGCGGATGGCATGGGCGGTGGCCAACCCGGTCACCAACCTGCAGTCGAACTCGACTCTCAGGTTCCCGTTCGGTGTTTTGACTCACGGCACCGCGTCCAGCTGATCCCGCTTCATTGATGAGATGAGGTACGGTGCGGGTACTTGCGATGTTGCACCTGTACACACCTCATCACAACGCAGGAGCCGAGACCACGGCCCATCAGTTGCTCAAGCGGCTGGTGGACCGTGGTCATCAGGTCGTGGTCCAGCTCTCACAGACGCACCCGATGTTCGTCACGGGTCCATACACCTATGAGGGCGTGAACGTTTACCCGCGACAAGGCAAGGAAGACCCGCTCCGCTGGATCAACTCGGAGCAGCCGCCTGAACTGATCGTCTCTCACCTTGAGAACACGCTACGGGCATCGATCCTCGGAGACATGCACAAGATCCCGACCGTGGCACTGATGCACAACGCGCACACGAAGTCGAAGGCTGACCTCCGCTGGGGCGCCAAGCTCGTGGTCTACAACACGGACTGGATGCGAGCTGACGTCGAACAGTGGTGGTCTCTGACACAGGGGACAGAGCCACCGCGCGGCATCATCGTTCGACCGGCCATCTTCTGTGAGCGGTACAAGACCAAGCCGCCGTCAGCACGAGATGGGCACGTGACTCTCATCAACCTCTTTGAGGAGAAGGGGTCACACGTCTTCTACGCGCTCGCCGAGCGATTCCCTCAGCAGAAGTTCTTGGGTGTGTGCGGCGCGTACGGCAAGCAGGTCGTTCGACATGACCTTCCGAACGTCGAGATCATCCCGCACGTCGCCGCGAATGACATGGCGGTCTCGGTATATGCTCGAACACGGATCCTGCTGATGCCTTCATCTCAGGAGAGCTACGGACGAGCCGGTGTCGAGGCCGCGTGCTCCGGGATCCCGACCATCGCGCATCCCACCGCCGGACTTCTCGAGGCTCTCGGTGACGGCGGCACGTTCTGTGACCGCAACGACGTTGACTGCTGGGCCACCGAGCTGCAACGACTTCTGACACCCAAGGCCTGGACGACCGCGTCAGCCAAGGCGAAGAAGATCGTTGGCAAGCTTGACCCCGAGGCTGACCTTGACCGTTGGGCTGACACCGTAGAGCAGGTCGTTCATCCTCATCGTAAGATGGTCGCTGCATTGTAACACTCTGAGTGCCGGATGGTATATAAGATATAGAGCATCATACCATCTAACACGGAGAGCGGCATGAGAAGGCACCGGATCAGTCGGGCAGCGCACGAGTTCAAGCTCGGTGTCGCGCTCGTCTTCATCGGACCGATCATCGTGCTCGTGCCGATCGCACTCATCTATGAGCTGATCCTGTGGATCGGACATCTGCTATGACATAGACGGGAGGATGGTTGATGTCGTCAGCCACGCTGGCTCAACTGTCCGACGTCGAGGCCCGACTGCCATCATCGATGGCGATCGAGGCGGTCAGAGCAAATAGTCTTCTTGCTGACGCGTCAGCGGTCGTTCGCTCATACAGCAAGCAGTCGTTTACGATCTCCCAGACCACGGACAAGGTCCGTCCGGTCGGTTACAAGATCAAGCTGAACAAGAAGCCGGTCAGGTCCATCGTGTCGCTCGCTCTCATTGTGGCGAACGGTGGAGACCCCGTTCCGTTCGTGGGCTGGTGGTGGGATGGCTCGGACGAGGTCTGGCTGAGCACCGGCGACCAGATCCTCAACCTGTCCGAAGAGATGCAGTTCGCCATGCAGCACCGGACACCGATCGTGTTCGCGACGTACTCGCATGGCTATGACACCGTACCGGACGACGTGGTCGGTGTCGTGTGCAGCATCGTGATCCGGATCTTGACAGCTCCCAGTCTCGGTGGGGTCATCTCTGAGGGCGTGGGCGAGTACAACTATCGTCTTTCGGACGCGGCGGCGCAAGGTGTCATGGCGCTCACCGAGGCCGAGAAGGAGATCCTCAAGAAGTATCGTCCGAAGAGCAAGAACACCATCGAACTACGGCAGTGAGACATGTTCTTCGCACATCCGATCACCGTGACCGTGAACCATCGCGTCATTGACCGCAACGGCGACTGGACGACCACGAGCTCGTACAAGTTGTCGGGTTGCGCGATCAGTCTGGCGAGTAAGAGTCGGGCATACGAGCAACAGACGTTCGAGCAAGACACCGTCAGAGCGGTCAGTATCTTGTTCGCACCGGCCGGATCTGACATTCGTACCGACGACACGATCACGGACCCCGACGGCGTCACCTGGCACGTGTGGGGCGTTCCGACACAGCTGTCTAGCCCGTTCACCGGCTGGCAGCCCGGGATGCAGGCTCAACTTCGCTACTTTGCCGGATAGCTTGAGGCGAGGGCAGGAGTTGAACCTGCACTCAAGACGCGTTCCGTCCTAGCTCTCCCATTGAGACTTACCTCGCCGTCATGAGATCATAGCAAGGAGATGGTATGCCTGCTAACGGTGACGTGATCAGTCGTGTCTCGATCGACTACAACGGCATGGGTCGGTACCTGCGAACGAGTGAAGAGCTGCGGGTCGCACTACTCGCACATGCCGAGGCCGGTGCGGAGTTCGCACGGGCGATCGCTCCGGTCGGTCCGCCCGGTGACCCGCATCGTGGTGAATTCAAGGCGTCCATCCACGCGGAGTCGAACATCACGCCGGGCGGGTTCATCGGTGCACGGATCGTTGCCTCCCCTCTCTGGGCGGAGTACGGACGAAGGCGTGTCAATCCATACATCGGGGCGCACACGCTTCGACGTGCCGGGCAGTTCTTGAACGCACCGAAGCGGAAGGCGTGATGGGACTAGACCTACCAGCGTTCGCTGACGCCGAAGAGGTCATGTGGTCGTTGCTGAGTGCGATCGGACCACCGGTCGTCAAGGGCACGCCCCCACAGATCAATCCACCGATCATCTTGATCCGTCGTCTCGGTGGCCACTGCGACTACATCACTGACTTTCCGCAGATGCAGGTGACGGCCATCGGAGCCACGAGACCGGAGTCAACCGCGCTGCAGCTCCAGATCCAGCGGACGATCGAGAACGCGTTCGCGACCGAGGTCACGCTACTCGACAACTCGGTCGTCTTGATTGACGGTACGCAGACGTTGACCTCCGGACATCCGCAGCTTTACGAGAACGTGGACCTGCGGGAGGTCGCAGGCGTGTACCTGATGAAGATGCGACGACCGATCGTCGTAGCTCACTAGTTGGTCTTTGCCCCGCCCCACCTGGGCGGTCTATCAATTCCCCCAGGAGGAGGAGTGTAGTGGCAGATTACAGCAGCATCTCGCATCGTCAGGCCACGCTGATCCGCAAGGCGCTTCAAGGATCAGTGTTCGTGGCTCCGTACACCGCCACGGCGATCACCAGCATCACCAGTGGGTCATCGCAGGACATCGCGCCACTGCCGACCGGCTACGTCGACGTCGGCATGATCGACAAGAGCAGCGCCGTCACCTGGGCCAGCAAGGTCACCACCCAGGAGGTCATGGCCTGGGGTGACGTCTACGCGGCACGACGTGACATCACCAAGATCGATGCCTCGGTGAAGTTCACCATGTTGGAGACCAACCGTACCGCGCTCCAGCTGTTCATCGGGCAGGACCTCACCGGCATCGCCCTGGACAACACCACCAAGGAACTGAAGATCACTCAGTTGTCCCGGCCGTCCCCGATCCCGTACCGGCTGCTGGGCATCTTCCAGGACGGCGTCGGTGCCAACGCGATCTACGTGGCACGGTTCTACCCGCGAGCGTTCGTGACTGACATCACTGACCAGAAGTGGGACGACGACCAGGACGCGCTGTCGTACGACGTGACCATGACCGCACAGCTTGACTCGACGCTCGGAACCTCCGTCGTGCACTACTTCGGTGGTCCTGGCTGGGCGTCGACATTGGCACAGACCGGGTTCAACACCAACCCAGGAGGTAGCTGACAGTGGTCTACAAGCTCGAAAAGTACCGGGCCGAGGCGGACATCCCGCCGTTCGAGCTTGAGGTCGCAGAGGGCAACATCGTCTCGATCCCTGGACCAGACGGTGACACCATCCTCGAGATCTCTGAGGTTCCACAGAACGACGCTCGTCGGATCTTGCAGCTGCTTTGGGGCGATCAGTTTGAGGGCCTGATGGCGATCGTTGGCAAGCAGCCGGCTGGCGTGCTACCGGCTCTTGCGGCTGACATCTTGGAGCACTTCAAGATCGGTCACCTTCAGAGCGCACCGGGGGGATTCAGGGCCTTACCACGCTGATCGAGAAGTATGGTGAGGCCATCGAGTACGACCTACAGCACGAGCTGGGTGTCAGCATCTACGAGTACCTTCGTGGAGAGCGCCCGTGGAGTCAGCTGTATCGTTTTCTCGAGCGACTGCCCAGGTACTCGCACTTTCAGGCCTCCGTGCTTGAGGACGAGGACTCGGTCGAGCAGCTGCTCGCTCGGACCAAGGATGAAGACAGCACCAACGTGTTCGGGATGCAGGGCTGGACGTACGAGCGGGAGCTGCTCACAACGATCGTTGACGCGTTGGGGCAGCTTCACGCCACGCTCATCCAGGTGAACTCTGACAACGGACGACGACCTGATATCCCGATGCTCGGTCGTCCGAAGACCGCGATCGACCGGATCGAGAAGCGACGAGCGTGGCAAGAGCACAAGAATCGCGTGTCGATGCTGATACCCGGGATCCAAGTGAATCTGTGATCGACCAGGAGGAGTAGCGTGGCTGACTACTCCGCAGGTCAGGCATACCTTCAGATCTTGCCATCATTGACCGGCTTCGGTGACAAGGTCCGTGAGCAGCTCAAGAAGGAGTTCGGCGACCCGATCCAGGCGCCGGTCAAGCCGACCAGTGATCCGGCCGATGGAGGCAAGCAAGGAGAGGCGTACGGCAGTGCCTTCGGTGAGGGCGCGCGATCGGGCATCGACGCCGCACTGAAGGACCTGCCGAGTCCGAACATCGACGTCAACTCCACCGAGGCTGAGCGGAAGATCGCGACGCTTCGAACAGAGCTTGACGAGCTCAGGGACAAGAAGATCGGTGTCGACATCTCGTCGGCTGACTTCTTGGCCAAGGTCGCAGAGATCAAGGCGACCCTTGAGGAGATCGCCAAGAACAAGACCGTCGACATCAGTGTTCGGGCTGACGCGGCGGCGGCGTTCACTGACCTCGCCGCGATCAGTGCCGAGGCTGGCAAGCTTGATGGCAAGACCGTTCGCCTGCGGGTCACTGATGACGGCTCGGCCAACGAGTCGAAGGGCAACATCAGCGCGCTGATGCTCGCCGGGGTCGCGCTCGGTCCAGCGATCATCCCGGTCGCCGCGGCGGTGGCGGCAGCGATCGGTGCGATCGGGATCGGCGCCATCAGCGGGATCGCCGCGATCGGTGCCATCAAGCTCGGCTTCATGGGCGTCGGTACCGCGGTCACCGCGCTTGACACGGCACAGCAGCAGCAGGGCCAGAACGCGGCACAGCTAAACGCCCAGCAGATCTCCACCGCGAACAGTCTCGCCAGCGCACATGACGCGGTCGCCGCGGCGGTCGTCGGTGTCACTGACGCTGAGCGTGCCGAGGGCATCGCGAACCAGCACGCCGCCGAGCAGACGGCGAACGCCCAACGGGCACTTGACGACGCATACCGTTCGGTGGCTCAATCGGTTCAGTCAGCGGTGCTCGCCGAAAGCCAGGCTGAGCAGACCCTTCAGACGGCAGAGCAGTCTGAGCAGCTTGCGCTCGTGTCATTGACCGCAGCTCGTCAGGCAGCACAGCGGCAGATCGAGTCATTGACGCTGTCGGTGCAAGACGGTGCGCTCGCTGAGCGACAGGCTCAGCTCGGGATCGAGCAGGCCAAGCTCAACCTTGACCAGACACTCGCGAACCCGACGGCTACCACGCTGCAGCGTGAGCAGGCACAGCTCACCTATGACCAGGCCGTCCAGCAGTTGACGGACGTGCAGGCTCGCAACAAGAACCTGCAACAAGATCAGCAGGCGGCGGTCAAGGCCGGTGTTGACGGGTCACAGCAGGTGCAGGCGGCGCAGCGCGGCGTCGTGTCGTCGACGCAGGCGGTCGCGAGCGCTCAGCAAGGTGTCATCACGGCGACCGACGCGGTCACCGAGGCTCGTCGCGCCGGTGCCGAGAAGATCGCCTCGGCTCAGCAGTCTCTCACTGATGCCGAGGCGGCACAGGCAGAGACCGCACGAGCCGGTGCCGAGAGCGTCGCAAAGGCCGAGGACTCGGTCACGTCGGCGGAGCGCGCACTGACCGGTGCGATGGCGCAGGCCGCCGCACAGGCTGCATCAACGACGGGAGCGGCAAACGCCCTCGCGACGGCGATGGGCAAGCTCGGTCCGGCTGGCCAGGAGTTCGCCCACTTCGTTCATGATGACCTAGAGCCCAAGGTCAAGGAGCTACAGGCCACCGCTGAGCAAGGTCTGTTGCCAGGAGTCGAGGCCGGTCTCAAGGCAGCGTTTCCGATCTTCCCGCAGATCAACGCACTAATCGGGTCGGTGTCAACGACCATCGGTGACATGGCGAAGAAGACCGGTGAGGCACTCAACTCACCGTTCTGGAAGGGCTTCTTCGACTTCCTCAACGGTGAGGCCGCGCCCAGCCTGCGGATCTTTGGCACCGTTCTTGGCAACATCGCGACCGGTGGTGCCGCGATCCTCGAGGCGTTCAAGCCCGTCTGGGACCAGATGGGGCAAGGTGTCCTCAACCTGTCACAGCGGTTCGCTGACTTCAGCAAGAGTCTCGGGCAGAACACGGCGTTCCAGCAGTTCTTGGACTACGTCAAGACCGAAGGTCCGAAGGTCATGACGTTGCTCGGTGACCTCATCCTCGCGTTCGTCAACATCGGTCGTGCCCTCGGACCACTCGGTGGCATCATTCTTACCGTCGTTGACTTGCTCTTGAAGTTCATCAACGCGATCCCACCCGCCGCGCTTCAAGTGATCGTTGACACGCTCTATGCGGGATACCTCGTCTGGAAGGGCTATGTGATCATCTCAACGATCACGGGCTTCTTGAAGGAGTACGAGGTCGCCACGAAGATCGCGACAGCGGCACAGTGGCTCTGGAACGCGGCGATGGACGCGAACCCGATCGGGATCGTCATCTTGGCACTCGCGGCACTCGTGGCCGGGGTGATCTACTGCTACACGCACTTTCAGACATTCCGTGACGTCGTCAGTGACGCCTGGACCGTCATCAAAGACATCTCGTCGTTCGTGTGGACGACCGTTCTCAAGCCGATCTTTGACGACATCAGTGGCGCATTGCGTGTTGTAGGTGACGGGTTCAACATCTTCTGGAACGTGATCAAGCTCGCCTGGGATGGCATCAAGCTCATCTTTGACGCCATGTCAGGCAACTGGAAGGGTGTCGTCGCTGACTTCGGCGCAGGCATGAACACGCTTCGTGACATCTGGAACCTGCTGCTTGACATCGCTAAGGTCCCGGTCAACTTCGTCATCGATCACGTGTACAACCACGGTATCGTGACCGTCTGGAACGGCATCGCTGGGGTGTTCGGCATGCCGCAACTTCAGCCGGTCGCCTTGCTTGCCGAGGGCGGCGTGATCCCTGGCTACGCACCGGGCGTCGACAGTGTCCCGGCGATGTTGTCTAAGGGTGAGGGTGTCCTTGTCCCTGAGGCGGTACGTGGGCTCGGTACTGACTTCGTGTACGCGGCGAACGCTCACTTCTCCGGAGGTCGGGCGGGCAATGGCTCGGGTGGACCGAACTTCTCGATCGGTGGGGTGGTCGGTGACATCGCAAGCATCGTGACTGACCCGATCGGGTCGATCAAGAGCTTGTTTGCCGGTGTCGTGGGAGCGGCTGGTAACATCCCCGGTGCCGGGTTGTTGCATCAGGCACTCGTCTCGATCCCCGGCAAGATAATCGACGCGGTCATCGCGAAGGCCAAGGCGTTCGTCTCCAGCATCGGATCAAGCTTCAGTGCGGCCTTCCATGGCAGCGCTGACCTAGCTGGCTGGATCGCAGCCGCTCTTGCGATCACCGGCACGCCTGAGAGCTGGGCTGGTCCGTTGTCAGTGCTCATCGGTCGTGAGTCCGGTGGCAACCCGAACGCGATCAACTTGACTGACAGCAACGCCGCTGCCGGTCATCCGTCACAGGGCCTGATGCAGACGATCCCCGGGACGTTCAACGCCTACCATCAGGCCGGGACGTCATTCAACATCAATGATCCGGTCGCGAACATCGCGGCCGGCATCAACTACATCAAGGCTCGTTACGGGTCGATCTTCAGCGTGCAGCAGGCCAACCCGAGTCTTCCACCGAAGGGCTATGACGCCGGCGGCTGGCTACCACCTGGGCTGACGCTCGCGTACAACGGCACCGGGCAACACGAGCGCGTCCTCACCGGGTCACAGTACTCGAACCTGACCGGCAGTGGCGGCGGTTCGAGCAACGGTGGTAGCGGACGGCCGATCAACGTCAATGTCTACCCACGGGAGAACCACTCTGAGGCAGACATCGCTGACATGGTAAGTCGTCGACTCGCCTTCACCCTTCAGGCGGCGATGTGAGTAACCTGACCTGTTCACGTGATCACGCGCTGCCCATGGTGTCAACGTGGTGGTTTGACGGACGCCGATGGCACGATGGTCGAGAAGATTGTCGGCACTGCTTTGACATTCAACAGAAGTCATCAACACGTGATTCGGTGATGCCATGATGATCGAGTCATTGAAGGTGCTCGGCTGGGTGCTGCTCTTCTTTCTCGTGCTCGGGCTACTGACATACGCGGTGGCATGGGCGATGGAGACGAAGAGATGACCACGTTTCCGAACGTCACGCTTGACGGACTTCAACTGATGTTCCGCACCGAGGGTGGACCGGTTGACGTCGATGCGGCGGGTGTCGAGTGGCTACTGACGAAGTTCGACGGATGGGTCGGGGTACCGGCACCCAGGACGGCTCGTACTGATCGTCCTGGGCACGCCGGGTCATTTCGTGCGGCAGGCTACAAGGGTCCAAAGATCGTCAACATGGAGTGGATCGCTACCGGTCCTGATCCGATCACCATGCGAGCGGTTGAGGTCCAGGTCGCCGCCGTGTGCTCCGACGCGGCACGGCTCTACGAGATGGTCGTGACCGAGCCGGGTTCTTCCCGCTCGGTCATGGTCGAGCTCGATGACGCGATCCTCGCCTCACCGATCAGATGGAATGCCACGTCGTTCTCCGCGCGCGTGGCCATGCCTGATCCACGGAAGCATGACACCTCTTGGCAGTCACCGATCGTGAACATGGGAACGCCACCGATCGGTGGGGCGGACATGACCAGCCCAGGTGCCTTGATGACATCTGGTCTGGACATGGGCACGCCTGGTGTTCCGAGTGCGGCGACCGTACACAATGCCGGAACGGCTCGTGCTCGACCGATCTTCGTGATCACCGGTCCGGTGACGAAGCCACAGATCATCGACATCACGAACGGCGTGTCGCTCATCTACACCGGAACCCTCGGACCGACCGACACGCTCACGATCAACACTGACGAGTTTCCAGTCCAAGGCTTTCCAGGTCATGGCGTCTATCTCAACACCATGAACAACCAACGGCCGGCGCTCTTGACACCGAACGGTTGGCCGGCGGTGCTGCCTGGAAAAACGGTCACCTACAACCTACGAGCCACGGCGTTCACCGTAGCATCAATGACCGTTTCGCTGCGGTCAGCGTGGCACTGATAGGAGTTCGATGGCCAACAGCGCGCCACATCTCAATCCGTTCTGGACTGACAAGGACGCGACCAACAGTAACGGCGTGACCGCCCAGGCGGCACGGTACGGGCACGGAGCACTCTCTCAACCAGCCCCTGGATCAGGCTTCAGTTGGGCACCCGGCGTGTTTCCCGGTGACGCCAACGTAGCCACGATCACTGACTACCAGGCGACCCAGGCGACGCCCAGCGCGAACATGACCGTGCTCGTGCAGAGTGGTCAGGCGCAGGTGCACCGGACGCTCGGCGGCCCGTACATCGGAACCTCGACTGCCGCGTTCTCGGTCACCATCGGTGCGGCGAACACGAACCCTCGGATCGACTACGTCGTGATGAGGTTCCGTGATCTCGGGATCGATGGCGTCGGCTCATCCGTTCAGACGTACCAGCCCGTCGTGCTTCCAGGCACGCCGAGCGGTAGTCCGGCAGAGCCGATCGCGTCTCTCACTGACGGTGACGTACTGGTCGCTGCGGTCACCGTGCGGGCGAACACGCTCAGCATCTTGAACAGTGACATCAGTGATCGTCGTCTGTTCAACACCGCTCGCGGCGGCATCTATCCGATGTCTGCGGCTGACACTCGAAACGGCGCGTATCCGGGTCACGTCCGGTACAACATGAACACGAAGGCCTATGAGGGCTGGGACGGTACCGCCTGGCAGGTCATCGCGTCACCGGCCGTGTGGTCAAGCTGGACGGCTCCGTTGAAGTACAACGGGGCGGCTGGCATCGGTGCCGGCAACGTCAACCTGGGTACCGGCGGCACCGTCGTCGGTCGCTACCTGCAGCAAGGCAAGCGACTTGAGATCGCCTACACGTTCACCTGGGGCAGCGCTGGCTTCAGTGCTGGCGCCGGTCCGATCAACACCACGCTTCCGCCCGGCATGGTCTCTCGAAACTTGGGTGAGACGCACATTCCGTGCCTGTGGTACTCCGGCTCGGTCACTAAGTCAGTCTGGGCCGGCCTGGCCTACGTCGGTCCCAACACCAACGGCATCAGTCCACGCTTTCCGATCAGTCAGGCCAACGCGAGCATCTGGGAGCTAGCGGTACAAGGCTTTGGTGGCGTGAACGGTGCGGGCACCGGCACGCCGAACATCGCAGGCGCATTCAGTGATGGACCGGCAGCTGTCTTGTCGATCATGGGAACAATCGAGATTCAATGACGGAGGCGTCGTGAGCTTCAACTGGTATCGTCAGGCGCCCGTCAAGGCGTGGAACAAGGAGATCGCCTTCACCTCAGATACTCTGAAGGCGACACTGCACACGGTGAGCTACACCCCGCTTGTTGACACGCACGCGTACGTGTCCGACCTGTCGGCTGAGCTGACTACCTCGGGCGGATACACGGTCGGTGGTCAGACGATCACGTCACCGACCGTGACGTACACGACCGCCAACTCCTGGTCAACGACCTGGCAGGCCTCGACGGTATACGCCAAGGACTTCGTCATCCGGCCAGCCTCCGGCAACGGGTTCCTCTATCGTTGTGCGGTCGCTGGAACGTCAAGCGGCTCCGCACCGACCTTCCCGACCGTCGTCGGAACGACCGTCACTGATGGTGGCGTGACGTGGGAGTGCGTTGGCTCAGGCATCATCGTCTTCAACGCGACCAGCCCGAGCTGGACCGGTGCCACGTTCGGTCCTTGTCGCTTCCTCGTGCTCTCTGACCGTCAGACCGGTACGACCACGACCGAGCCGTTGATCGGGTACTTCGACTTCGGTGTCGATAAGACCGGTCAAGGTGGCGCGTTCACCTACAACTTCAACGCACAGGGCATCGCTCACATCTTCATTCCGTAAGGAGGCAGCGTGGCTGACTGGCCGCTGGCCTCCGGGTTCAGAGCTGAGAGCTTTGGTACGGCAACCGGTGTTCCCGGTGGGACGACGATCACCGGGAGTGCGACCGCTCACACAAAAGGTACGTGGGTGCAACTTGACGCGTCAACAGCTTTCGACGCGTCAGCACTGCTGCTTCAGATCGACGTGCAGTTCCAAGACACGCTCTATCTGGTCGACATCGGGATCGGTGGGTCAGGCAGCGAACAGGTCATCATCCCTAACTTGATGATCTCTCAAAGCTCGGCCGTCTTCAGTAGTCTTCTACTTCCGGTCAACATCCCAGCCGGATCACGCATCTCGGCTCGGTGTCAAGACAACTTCGGTAGCAGCACCTGCTACGTCACCGGGACGCTACTTGCCGGCGGCTGGGCTGGCCAGTCACCCTTCAACACGGTCACCGCGTACGGGCCCAACACGGCGACATCAAACGGCGTCATCGCTGATGCCGGTGCCACCGCGAACACGAAGGGTGCCTGGGCTCAGATCACCGCGTCAACGGCAAAAGACATGCGAGCGATCATGATCTCGGGCTCTCGTGCCGCGCCTGGTACGGCGATCAACGTGTCATATGCGCAACTTGTTGACATCGGTGTCGGTGCCTCTGGATCAGAACAGGTGCTGCTACCGAACTTGCGATTTGAGGCGAACACCGGTACGGGCGGTGTCGTGACCCCGTACACGGCAGGGTCAGGAACACTCAACGGGTTCGGCACGCTGTTCCCCCGCATCATTCCACCGATCCCGTGTGACATCCCTGCTGGTGTTCGTCTTGCGGTACGACAACAGTCATCAACGACGAACGCAGTTGACCGAACGTCGGCCTACGCGATCTATGGATTGGGGTGAGTCATGACCGTCACGGTTCAGACGTCTAGCTCACAGACCGCCGTCGTCGGCACCGAGCAGACCCTTGCGACGATCACGACGGCCGGGATCTACCAACTGTTCACTGATCTCGGTAACCTGGCTGCCGGTGACATCTTGGAGCTTCGTGCCTACGGCAAGGCACGATCAGGTGACACCGAACGACTGATGTGGGGACCGGTGAGCTACGGGCCGATCGTACCGGCACAGCAGCTTCCACCGTCTCCGGCGTTCGTCGTCGCCGTGTCATTAAGACTCAGTCTCAAGCAGGTCGCGGGCACCGCTCGCGCTTTCCCCTGGGCTGTCTACTCTACCGGAGCGTAACCCGTGGCCTGGTGGACGACACAGACCCCGGTCTTTACTCCCACCGGACCGCCGTCAGTCATCCTCACGGGAGACTCTCCGTCTGCCGAACGTGACGGTGGTCCTGACGGTAGTATCATCATCGGTATCTCCATCGCTGGAGACACGCCGGCCGGTCAACGATCAAGTGGACCTGACGGCACACTCGCGATCGGGATCGTTCTTACCGACAGTCCCACGGCGACTCGCACCACGGCCCTTGATGGCGTGGTCGGTGAGGGTGTCGAGGTCGGGCCGGACATGCCGACCGGTCTTCGCAGTAACGGTCCTGATGGTGCTGTCGCGATCGACCTGTCGATCACCGCGCTACCCCGTGGACATCGTCTATTCGGTCTTGATGGTACGGTCGCCCTTGGTCTTACGATCACCGGTGATACGCCAGCTGGCCAGCGACACGGTGGTCCGGTCGGTGTTGACTTCGAAGACACCAATCCCTCGGTCACGATCACTGACGGCCCAGAAGCCAGTCGGTACGGTGGCCCCACCGGATCTAGCGCGATCGACGTTCCGATCACAGGCGACGTACCTGAGGGCATCAGGTTCGCCGGGCCAGACGGAACCTTCGCGATTGATGTCATTCTCACTGACGTCACTGACGCCGGACGGTACTTCGGACCTGACGGCGCGCTTGACATCCTCGTTGGTGGCACGGACACGCCCGGTGGTTATCGGTCAGCTGGTCCTGATGGCTCGATGGGCATCGTACTGCCGATCACGGGTGACTCGCCTGGTGCCGGTCGGTATAGCGGTCCGGTCGGCATCCTCATCGTCGGTGTCGGCGCTGATGTCATCGCCGGAACGACCACGCCAAGCGCCGGTCGATACGGCGGTCCCGATGGCGAGGTACTGCTCGCGGTCCTGCCGACACGGCAGCCATATGTCAGCCCAGATCCTCTTACCACACCGAGCTACAGCCTTTGGGTCGCTGACACCTTGTCTGGTCGGATGCTGTGGGAGCTTCCGGCGGTCTCGCACACGTGGTCGAACCTGCTCAATGACGCGGGCACGATCCGAGCGACACTCGCCGTCGAGTCAGTTTGGGACGCCCTCGCTGACCAAGATGAGCGTGATCCGCGGGTGTTGTTGCGTGAGGTCCTCACCGGCCCATGGCGGTTCTCACTCGTGGTCCGCTGGGGCAACAACGTGGTGTGGGCAGGTCCATACATCAGCATGAACCGGACCGGACCATCAAGTGTTGACCTCAATGGAGCTGAGATCGGCAAGATGCTCAGCAAGCGAATCATGGTCAAGCCCGGTGCCATCTCGCCGACAGACCAGACCGCTGATCTTAGCTTCGGACCATACACCACGAAGCCGCATGCCGCGGCTGGCATCCTCAACCAGATGCTAACCGGTGTCGGAAACAACCTTCCGTTGAACGTGGTCGATCCAGGCGGCAGCGGGCTTGACGCTCGCGTGTACTACGGCTATGACCTCGCTGACTACTGGTCAAAGATCCAGGCGTTGTCTGCCGAGGTTGACGGGCCAGAGGTCAGGTTTGACCCGACCATCAACGCCGGGACGGACGGTGACCACCTCTCGTGGAACGTGCAGATCGGTAACCCGCACGTCGGTCGCAACAGCACGGTCTGGATGTTCGACTCTGACGAGTCAGCGATCGTCGGGTTCACGGGTGATGGTAGCAACATGGCGTTCGGGGTCTTTGCCGCCGGGTCAGGCAGTGCTCGTGACAAACTGATCAGTGAGGCGTACAACGGGCAGTTGCTCAACATCGGCTGGCCGAACCTTGAGTCAGTCGACAGCACGCACTCATCTGAGACCGTGTATCCGGTACTGGCGTCATACGCGAACGCGGCCTTGTCGGCATACAGCAGCCCGCTCGTCTCGTTCCAGGTGCAGGTGCCGGCCGACGCTGATCCGATGGTCGGCACCTATCGTGTCGGTGAGGACTTCATGATCGACATCCGTGACGATCCACTGCTGCCTGACGGAAGCTACACGCGACGGATCGCCGGGATCGCCGGGACAGAGAAGCCGTGGGTCACCTTGACTGACGCGAATCCGCTACCCGTGGGGAGTACCTGATGCCGATCACCCCGGTACCTGATCAGTACTTGTCACAGACGCTCACCCGGATGCAGAAGCAGATCGAGGAGCTCAGTCGAGCGATCGGCAAGCCATCTGACTCCGTTCGTGACGGAAATGACAACGTGATCGGGATGGTGCCTGGATCAGAGTACGCGACGCTCGCTGCCCGTGGTCAAGATGCCTCGTTGGTCATGGGCAACGGGGCGGTCGCCGTCGCTGATGAGACGGGTCGTGATCTACGACCGCTGGCGTCAGCGAACTTCATCGGTCCGGTGACCGGTGACACGACCGGCGTCCACCACGGTGACGTCGGGACAACGACCGAGACGCACAACCACTACGGTGACCTGCACGGCAACGGGTTCGGGTTCTGGTATGGCCCGGTCGGTGACGGCACCACGCAGAACCAGATCAACGCGCTCAACGTCTTCGCCACCGGGTTCTTCGGCAACGTCGGGATCGCTGGCCAGAACTGGACGCTCTTCGGGACCGTCGTAGCACCGTCAGAGCGAGAGCTCAAGACCGACCTGCGTCCGTACGATGACGCGGGCATGCTTGTTGACAACGTCCCGGCACCTCGATGGCGCTGGCGTGACGACACCGAGTGCCGTGATGAGCACGAGCACATCGGACCGATGATCGACGACCTCGCTGAACACGCCCCATGGCTCGTACGTCAGTACGAAGACAGCCTGGTCCGCGGATACGGAGATCGTGACCTGATCGGTGTGTTGTGGGCTGCATTGCGAGAAGAGCGTGCTCGTACCCGTGATCTCGAGACACGTCTGATCACGCTTGAGCAGAAGATCGGAAGTCAGCAGTGATCAATTTGGGTTCTGATGTCCAGCAGATCACCGTGATCCTCGCTGACGACGCTGACTACGTGGTGACGTTGGTCGCGTCTGATCCATGGCCGGTCGGGATCGTGATCCACCTGAGCTTGTCTGATGGCGCTGATGGCAATGACACCCCGGTCATCTGGACCGCCACGGTCGCTAGCACTCAGGCGACCTTCAACGTTCCGAACGCGCAGGTCCAGCCGGTCATTGACGCGAAGATGTCGATCGCGAGGCTGTACTACACGCCGGCTGGTGGTGGACCACTGCTTTGGGGCTACGGAGGCATCCGTGTCATTTGACCTCATGAGCGGCACGACCGTGGAGGTCGAGCTTCCCGTCATCCCTGAACTTCTCATCGACCCACCGGTCACACCGTCGGTTCTCATCTCGATCCCGGTCATTCCGACCGTCGAGATTGACCTTCCGCCACTTCCTCAACTTCTCATGTCACCACCTGATCCGTCATCGACCCCGGTCTTCCTCGTTCCGGGGCCGCCTGGCCCGCAGGGTCCTCGAGGTGCCGCCGGTGGTGGTGCGACGTTCGAGTACCAGCAACTCATTCCGCAGTCGGTCTGGACACCGATCATCCATAACTTTGGTCGGTACCCGGTCGCCTGGTCATTGTTTGACGAGGCCGGCCGACTGTGCGATGAGTACATCGTTCAACACCTTGACGTCAACACGAGTCGCATCTCCATGGACGTCCCAACCGCCGGGATCATCCGGCTGATCTGATCCTACGGAAGGGCATGAACGATGGCGGGTAGTAAGAAGCTGTCACAGACCGACTTCTCCGGTCTGAAGGGCGTCAACATCGCTGATGGTTCGACCGGCACTGACGTCGCGAGTACCGCTCAGGTGACAGCCGCTCAGGCGTTCGCGATCAGTCGGGCGAACCACACCGGAACACAGCTTGCGGCGACGATCTCTGACTTCAATACCGCAGTTCGTACCAACCGACTTGACCAGATGTCGGCACCCACCTCGTCAGTCGCGTTCAACACCCAGGCGATCACCGGCGTCCTTGATCCCACCAACCCGCAAGACGGTGCGACAAAGAACTACGTCGACACGGCACTCGCAGGTCTAACGTCAGGTCTGGTCTTCAAGGGCAGTGTCCGTGCCGCGGCAGGCACGAACGTCTCGGTGACCTCCGCGCCATCGACGGTTGACGGGATCACCCCGACAAACGGTGACGTGTTCCTCTTGATGGGGAACACGACCGCGTCGGAGAACGGTCCTCGTGTGTGGACTGCGGCCGGTGCTGCGATGGTCCGGGCTACGAACTGGGACACCAGTGGCGAGGCGGTCCTCGGATCATTCTGGGACGTACGAGAAGGCACCAGCGCTGACACGTTCGCGCTGATGACCAACGACACCGCGATCACCTTGAACACGACCGCACTGACGTTCGTTGTTCGTGGAACCGCCACCGCGACGACCGGGTTCACCGCGACGTGCCCCACCGTGACCGCAGGCAACCCATGGACGATCACGCATAACTTGAACACCAAGTGGGTGATCGTGCAGGTCGCGCGGACCGCGTCGCCTTACGACATCGTCGATATCCGTATCGAACGGACCTCAGCGAACGTGGTCACCGCACAACCTGATGTCAACCTCACCTCTGGCGACTACGAGGCCATGGTTCAGAAGGTCGCCTGATGGGCTCGATAGCTGCACTGTCACGGGCGACGTCAGCCGCCGCGTCATCGGCCGCGGCAGACGCAGTGCGTCATGACGAGTTGTCTACGGCGTCAGCACAGGGACTGATGTCCACCGCTGACAAGAAGCGGATGACTCAGCACTACGACGCTGTCGCTGACTTCGGGTTCGTGGGTGACCTGTATACCACGCTCGGGACGACCGCGGTCACCGGCTCGGTCATGACAGACTCCACGAGTCCGTTTACACCCGCGGACGTGGGCAAGCGGGTCGCGATCCCCAAGGCTGGTGCCGGGACATCTCCCAACCAGGCGATGCTGATCACCACGATCCTCTCTTACAACAACGCCGGTTCGGTCAATCTCACGACCGGGGCGACGAACAACGTTACCGCGGCCAGCGTGCACTACGGCACCGACAACAGCACCGCCGAGGCGCTGATGGTGTCGACCATCAATGGTCAGGTGTGGTCCGGTGCACGTGTCGTGTTCGGCCGTAGCTCGACGAACCGATACGGTGTCCA